GCTGCAAAACACATGGGGAGAAATGAAGATGTTTGAATATAAATGTCCGGTAGACAGAGTAGTAGATGGGGATACTGTTGATCTATGGGTAGACCTTGGATTTCACATCAAGGTTCATGAACGGTTCCGGTTGTATGGAATCAATGCCCCCGAATCGAGAACCAAAGACCTTAAGGAAAAACTAAAAGGCATAGAATCCACTAAGTTTTTGGTGAGACTGTTGGATGATATGAAAGGTGATTTGGTTGTAACGACTTTGAAGGATAAGCAGGGTAAATATGGAAGGTGGATAGGTACTCTTTGGATGGATAGGGGTGAGTCTACGGAAATGAATATTAACAAAGAAATGGTTGCTGTGGGACACGCAGCTTTTCAAGATTACTAGGGTGCTCCACAACAGACAGGGTAGCTTTTTTGGGCAGTAGTATATATGGTAGGGGAAAGGGGATGGAACAAACTAAACTTGAGTCTCATATCGAGACTAGCGCAGACATGGCACTTGGATTTTGTGTATCGTGGTGCGTATTGCTCTGGGTGATTCCTTTGGTCTATCCAGAGTATGAATCAACAGCAAGAACTTCTTTTGGGTTCGTGATGATTTTTACAGTTAGTTCATATATTCGCAGATACTATACGCGCCGATATTTTGCGCGGGGGTTCCATCTGCTTGTTCGTAAATTTATAACAGGGGTTTTAGAATGGCAGAAATAATTGGAATTTGTGGGAAAGCAGGAAGCGGAAAAGATACGATGGTGGAAGAGTATTTAAAAAGACCTAACCACCCATTAGCGCAAAGATTTTCTTTTGGGGATGGGGTGAAGCATTCTGCTGCTGCTATATTTCGGGAGCCTATCGGAAAGTTCTATGAACACAAAGAAGAGGTTTCTGAGCAGTGGGGAATTTCGTACAGGGAGATGTTGCAAAAACTTGGAACCGAGTTTGCACGGGATATGATTGACAAGGATTTTTGGGTGAAGTGGTTGCACTCTAAGATTCAGGGTATTCCCCCTGCTATTCAATTGGTTTTTATTACTGATGTCAGATTCGATAACGAAGCTGATTGGGTTCACGCAAGGGGTGGGGTGGTGATCGAGTGTGTTCGACAACAGGAAACAAATCTGGGGGCAGAAGAAGAACACCATTCTTCAGAAAATGGAATTTCCGCACATCTGATTGACTACAGAATTACCAATGATAATACGATAGAAATTTTGGGGAACAGATTGGAAACTGCATTAGCCACAATGTTCAAGCTAGGAGCGTTATTTGATACTAAGGTCAAATATTAGACCTTGACAAATATTTCTGCGTACTGTAAAATGGGGTATACATCGAATTTTAGGAGAGACTAGATGACATTTGTTACACGAATTTCAAACGCCGAAACTGAGAAGGCAATCAAAACTGACTTTGCTGAGTACATGCAATGGAAGAATATTGATATGTCCTCTTTTCATATCGGTTCAATTTACCCGCATGGTGAAGATCATTGTGAGGTTGTATTCTATAATCAGGATTCAATTGCAGTTGCTTACGCAGAACTTGCTTCTGATCTTTCGGTTACACATGCTGATGAAATTGATACAGGTGAACATACATTAATATGACTGCTGTGAATTTCGGGCAACTAGTTCAAAATCAGGTTGACTCTAAGGAATCTCAGGAGTCTCTTGAAATAGCTGCTGCCTCAAATTGGGAAATTCCTTTTGGAAAGCACAAGGGTATGACTCTATCTTTGCTGATGGAACAGCAAGCGGGTTATTGTAACTGGATAGTCACACAAGACCCATCCAAGAATGAAGCTTTCAATCTCACTGCTAATTATTTGAAACTTCTTATGGCTGCTGATCAGGCAGAAATGGATGGTGGTGTAGTTGTGGCTATTGACCCTTCAAGTCAAGATGGAGATACCCACGGAATTTATGTGGTTAAAAATCCAGACTATGAACTTCCTTTGGGTTTCATATCGGGGTTGGTCAGTGATCTTCTTAAACAGGTAAATGAGAATGACCTGACTTTTAATTTCAATTCTACAGATGTAAATATCTGGCTTAAGTTGGTGAAGGAACTTCAAGAAAATGAAGTTGATGTTTTCCTGATGATAGAAACCACAGTGAATAAAACTCATCCTCAACGAATTAAGCGGGTGTTCTGATGCCGAAGCTACTTAAAAAATTACAAACGGGAAGCGTAGAGAGCACAATTATATCTCTGCTGACTCTTTGCCCCAATTGTGAAACCACATCTGATATTCATGACAATGGAGATTCCTTCCATGTTGAATGTTCTGCCTGTGGGGTGATGGGGTACAGGTACGAAACCGAAAAATTAGCAGTACGGGATTTTAGAAATCATTATGGGATTCCGAAACGAAGAATAATCAAGGGGGCTGCTTGAGAAAATTGCGAGTCAAAAAACTTTCAAAAGTGATTGATGAATCTGTGGTTACTGAAACCCTGATTAAACATTGGAGAAAGAATGACAGTGCAATGAACTACCTGAATAAGCGATTTCCAGAGGGGGATGCTACAGGGGATTTTCTGAAGAGGATAATAGAACTACGATGGTAAAAATTGGAAAGAGTGTTTCACTGAAATATACCAACAATATTAGAGCAGAAGAAGTTGGTCTTCATTGGGATATGCGATTAATGAATTTAGCACTTCATGTTTCGGGGTGGAGCAAAGACCCACGAACAGGAGTCGGGGCAGTCATTGCAAATGGAAAACGGGATATCGATATTGGATACAACGGATTTCCTGCGGGGATTGCAGACCTGAAAGAACGGTTGAACGATTACGATCTGAAACACAAGTTGATAATTCATGCGGAACAAAATGCAATGGACAATTCAACTAAGGATTTGGTGGGCAGAACTTTGTATGTGACTTACCCCCCTTGCATCAATTGCACAATGAGTATCATCAGCAGAAAGTTGGGCAGGGTTGTTACTCTACAATCTTCGGCTGAGAAAATGGAAAAGCACCATGTTAATATTGAACTTTCGAAACAACTTTTTTTAGAGGCAGGAATCAGATTCGATATTTTTAACTAGGAGGTTAAATGTTTAAATCTAAATTAGCAGAAACCAAAATTCTATTGGGTGAATCCATTAGGGCAATCTTGCGGGGCTATTGTTTAACCAGATATAACCGTACAGATGTGACTGAGCTTTTTAAACAGAACACGTATCAAGATGACCCTTTTCTTTTGCACTTGGGGGAACAGAATATGTTTCTGGAAACCAAGAATCCCCCTGTCATAGATTTTCAAATGGATATGCTGACTATCCTTCAGGCACTTGATAACGATGAAAAGTTTGCTGACTTCACTGCTACGGTTACTGATGACCTTCTTCATGGTGAAGAACTTGCCTTGCCTTTCAAAGATTTTATTCTGTGTGTGGGGGATATTCAGACCTATAACTGGCCAGAGCAAAATGGGGTTTTAATTAGGGTGACTGACATAACAAAAGAATGGAATGTGGATTGGGCTAAAGTCCAATATGGAAAGGTGGTGGAAATAGCTATGTACTCTTTACAGGGAAAAGCAGAACCAGATGGACGCAGGTATTATGCCCCCTCAATAACCCCTGTACAATTGTTTATACAGAAAGATGGTGAACGTCATCATCAGCTAATCCATTTTGATAAGAAAATTGAAAAATTCCTTTACCCTAATCAAGATCATAATTCGGCTATCGATTGGGCAAAGAGTCACGCAGCTATGTGCATGTTTGTGGTTGGCTCTTTCATGTTCATGTATAAGCACCAGAGAATTAATTATGATGTGGTTGAACCACCCGAAGGATTGCAAAAGCGAAGACGCAAGCGGAATAAGAATCCGTATGAACGCTATTTTGTTTCCAAGCTTGGTGACTACACGGGAACCATATATTCAGAACCAAAAGAATCTGATGGAAAAAGAGAGGGGGGTGTTGCCCTTCATATCCGAAGAGGTCATTGGAGACTGAAGAGGAATCACAGGAAGCTTCCAGTTGATAAGCAGGAACGGATTTTTATACAGGCAACAGTTGCGGGGAATCCCCTGTATGGGATAATCATCAGGGACTATGAAAGCGATATGATGCACGGGCAGGAAGTGACCCCTGAGAAAATGAAAACCGTATTGAGTGGAATGCACAGAGCACTTCAAGATGACTGATCATCTTTGGGTGATTCTCAACAAGGTTGAAGCCCTGACTCAAATTCGAAAGTGGGGGGGCAAGCCCCTAGTCTGTAGCTGTTCTCATTACAAGTATTTCAGCAGTCATCTTCATCCGCTGATCAAGCACGATAGCAAGCGGGGTGAGTTTTTTGGGTCTGAAGATTACCGAAAATTAATGTCAAAAAAAGCTTGACAAATAATTACTCATAGTTTAAGATAGTAACTCACTTGAAAACTTAGGAGGTTGTAAGTGAATTTAATTAACCTTTTCACATCAGGACAAATTGACACCAACTCTACTGTTAATAAAAACGGTGGTAAGGGTCACAACCTGATTGAAATGAAACGAAGTGGGATTAATGTTCCCACGGGCTTAGTCATACCTACTGCTATATGTAATCAATATCGTGCCGACACGGATGCAGGTAAAACCCTGCTTCTTGATCAGGTAACTGAAGCAGTTATGGAAGCTTTGGAAACTCACATTTATCCTGAAACAAATCACAAACTTTTATCTGTTCGTTCTGGTGCTCCTGTCTCTATGGCAGGAATGATGGATACCCTTCTGAATGTTGGGGCAGGTTACAACGATAAAGGGTTGCACAAAGAACTTAAAGCAGATTGTCGTAGACGGTTTGTTGAAATGTATGCTGATGTTGTTATGGAGCATAAGGGCAAAATTGAAGACCCTGTTAAATGGATGAAGACCATCAAAAAGCATATTCCTGAAGTAAAGGATATCATCAGAAATTCAATCCAAGCAGTTTGGGATTCTTTTGATAATGAGCGTTGTGTTCACTATAGAAAGATGAACAAAATTCCTAACGATATGGGAACTGCTGTTGTCATTCAGTCGATGGTTTTTGGAAACTACAATGACAACTCTGGTTCAGGAGTTATGTTTACTCGTAACCCCAACACAGGTGCAAAGGAAATCTTTGGAGACTTCCTTACCAATTGTCAGGGTGAAGATGTTGTTGCAGGTGCGATTACTGCTCCCCCGATTTCAGAAATGAAAAAGTGGAACAGCAAGCTTTATAATGAACTGGTTAAAATCGGTGAAGGGCTTGAACTGAAGAACAAGGATTTGCAGGAAATTGAATTCACTGTTGAAGATGGTGTACTGTCAATTCTGCAAACCCGTAATCCATTGCGTTCTTCCTATGCAGAAATCAAGATTGCTCTTGATCTTTTGGAGGAAGGAGTTATTGAAGAGTTGGGAGATAGAATTACTGAAGGGACTTTTATGAAACTTAGGGTTCCTGTTCTCCCTGCTGATTTTAAAAAGAAAGCTAATGCTAAAGGTATTGGTTCTGGTGGTTACTTTGCTACAGGCAAGGCTGCTTTTTCTGTGAAGGAAGTTATGGAATCTGCTGAGCCAACAATTCTTGTTGCTGAAGAAACTACCCCAGATGATATTAAGGCAATGGAAAAAGCTGAAGGTATTTTGACCTTTAAAGGTTCAGCTACCTGTCACGCTGCTGTTGTCGCAAGGGGAATGAATAAACCTTGTGTTGTTGGTTGTCCTGATGTGGAAGATGATTTTGCTTTTGGAACTTTCTCTTACGTTTTGATCGATGGTCAAACTGGTGAAGTTTACTTATCAGAAATGCCTTTCGATTTGGAATTTAATACCAACATTCCAGTTGAACTTTTGGGCAGTCTTTTTGAAGTTGCCATTACCGAAGAAGATTGGATTATGGTTCACAACTATGAAGAAGCCTTGAGCCTTGAAGATTACATTTACAAAATTGGGGTTCCAGTTGAAGGTCTTACATCTGAAGAATTGATTGACCTAGCTGAGCGTTTTGACAAAGTTGTTCTTATCAATCCTGAACGTAGGGATAAGGTGAGTGACTTTCTGGGTGAACCTAATCCTGAAGGAATGGAAAATGCCCGTGAACTGGATTCACACATTGGGGATTACAATCTGGAAAATGTATTTTTTGATTCTGGAACTTGGGTTACTTCTAATGTTGCCAAAGCATATAAGACTATGGCAGATGTTATGAACCCTGATTTTATCGGTTACATTGAGAAAGATTTTATTGATAATGTTATGGGTGATGCTGAAACTTTTGAAAAGATCAGTGAGCAACTTGGGTTGTCTTCAAGAGTTGTCGCAATGGAAAGTGCATTGGGTCTTCTCGAAAAACGGATTCATATAGGGTAGACTCATGACACTTTTTTTGCTGATAGCTTTTCTTATGGGACTACCCTGCCCTAAATGTGGGGGCTTATCTTGGATTAAGTTTGAAGAAGATTCAGTTATGCAACATTGTGTTTGCGGATTGAATAAGTTTCTGTACCTTAAAATTGACGGGACAACTCTTACCAGAGTTCCAGTTACAATAAGTACGGTTGTACTCCCCGTTAGGGGAAGTCAGCTTTCACAAATTTTAGGTTGTTTGGTTGGTCTGGGGGAATTAACTTCCCACCAAATTGCTAGGCAACTGAGTATCACAGTAGACAAGGCAACAACCAATCTTTCTATTTTGCGTAAGAGAGGATTGATAACTGCTTTGGAAGATCGAAAAGGACGGTTGGGTGGTTCCTTGTGGGCTACTCATAATGTAGTTAAAAAGAAATGGTATGGGGGGAAGTGATATGGCTTTAGTTCTTGGGATGAATTTAGAAAAGGATAATGAAATCTGGGTGGGAGATTTATTGATAACCATCGACAAGATTTTAAATCCAAAGCAAACTGCGATTACAGTTCATGGGAAATATCTGACTTCTCAAATGGTCATAAATGACATGAGATATATTCCTG